CACCTCCTGCTACACCTTCAGCAACACCAGCAGCTCCTGCTACACCTTCAGCAACACCAGCAGCTCCTGCTACACCTTCAGCAACACCAGCAGCAACTCCTGCTACACCTTCAGCAACACCAGCAGCTCCTGCTACACCTTCAGCAACTCCTGCTACACCTTCAGCAACAGCTCCAGCAGCTCCAGCAACTCCTGCTACACCTTCAGCAACACCAGCAGCTCCTGCTACACCTTCAGCAACACCAGCAATAATTGGTAATGGTAAAAAAATAGCCATTAGTTATTCTTCTGTCTTTCTTTTTCTTGTTCTATAAAGTCTTTTAACATTCCAATATAAATGTCTCTTTCGAATGGAATAAGATTTTCTAATTCATCAATCGAATAATTATAATGATGCACCATTGAAAACATTGTAGAATAATAATTATTCAATGTGTTATGTATTAAGCCAATGTAAAAAAATCATCTAACGTAGACAATTCGATGACTCTTTCTGTTCCTTTTGAATTAGTATATTCAATTTTATAATAGAGTTTGGGCATAGTTTCAAAGAACTTTTGAATGCCTTCAAAAGCTTTTACACTTAAAGAATCAATAAAATCATCTAATTCTTTTGCAGTACTTTCTTTTGCCAAATACACTGTATCTGCATCATAAATTTTATCAATACATTCTTTAATTAAAGAAGTAGTCAATTCTACTTCAGATAATCTAGCATCATCAACTTTACTAATAGCTTCAGATGATGGATACTTTAAAATAATTCCAATTTCATCATCAATTTTAATTTTGTTGGTATGATCAGGATTCCATTTAATATCTACTTCATCTAATGGAACTTTAAATTCATAATTCTTTTCATCTTCATGATCAATATATTTAAGAGTCACGATATTATCTACTGATTTAGCACGAATTTTTAGAAACAAATATTCTAAATCAAATGTAGTTAAAGCATCAATATCTAATTCTGTTCCATCAAGCAAAGTAACACAATTATTAATAACTTGTTTAAGTGAATTGATCATTTCTTTTCTAGTACCACCAGACTGGGCAATTAAAAGAATTTTTTCTTCTTTTACTAGAAATGGACGAAACTTAGCTTCTTTTTTAGTAGATGGAATTGTCACATCAAAAAGAGGAATTTTAATTTTTGGTAAAGCCATAATAATCTCCTATATTATATTAAAGACTAAGAACACTCGCATTTATTTGATTTATTGCATCAAGTGCACTTTGTGGTTGACGTATTGCAGTAAATGTTTCAGAAATAGATGATAATCCTAATTGAGTAGTTAATTTGCTTATAGAATTTTCAGAATCTGTTCCTTGTGATCCAGTTGCATCTGTAATTTCAATACTATAATCAGTAAAACTAAATGTTACTTCAGCTTTAAGATATCCATCGTTATTGGCCCAATCTAATGAAATGCCGCTAACTTGTTTTGCAAAACATTGTCTAAACGTATATACTAATATTTGATCTTGATTTTCATCATAGACAAATACTTGTAATTGAAATTCATAATTTCCTTTATAAGCAATTTCATATGGTGTTGCAGTTTTAGCTCCACCATAGATCTTAACTCCAGGAGTAGACATATTATTGTAATTCATAAATGCTGAAATTTTAGAAATACTACCTAATGTATTAGTTAAAACATTTTTTTGAGTAGCTTCAACCATAAAAGACATTTGTAAAGAATTAAAGACTGGTCTATATGCATGATGCTCTATTGGACCATATCCATATCGTCTTATATCAAATGTATCAAGATCAACTGGTGGAATATTTACAGAATTTGTAAAAAACATTAATTGATTAGAAAGATCGGCAGCTTGTTGAAAATTAACCAAATATAGATTATTTTTAAGTATACCGTTTTGTAAAACATTAGTTTTAAATTCAGAAATGCTAAATCCTGATAATGGTGCAGGCTTTTCAAAGTTTTGAGTTTGTGCCTGACCTCCAGTATTAATGCCTAATCCATTTGAGATTTGATTAAAAAGGGTCATTACTTACCTATCATTTTTCTTGAATCTGCCCAAACTTTTGCTTTTGTAGCTTTTGCAAAATTTTCTACCGGTAAAAATAATGCTATATCCCATTCTACTGGAACTACATTAATAAATTTTGATCTAACATGTGAAGTTAAATATTGTTTTATACAAGGTTTAATATATTTATTAGTTGCTGCTTTATTTAATATGCTATAACTAATTTTTAATTTTGCAGTATCATCTAACATAGGATCATTGACATAATTGTAAAGTAAATCCATAAGTTTTGCTCTTAAAAAATATGGTAAATAATGTAAATTGATTCCAATAAATCCATCTTGTGTATCTTTTAATGGAAAAATTAATGGAAATCTATCATAATAAGGAAGTTCTTTTTTAAATTTCGGATCATAAGCAAACATATACATTTTGCCTGGTTCAATTTGATTAGTTAAAGCTTCTCTTGATCTTAATAACTTACCTTCATTAATATTTTTTGTTTTTAAGGCAGTATTTCTAAACCAATCACGAGCTTGCTTAGTTCGACCTGGAATTTCTCCAGCTCGAAGCCCTTTAGCTAATATTTCATCGAATATTTGAATAGCTATTGGAATTCTCCGTAATATAAATATATGGAATAGCGGTTTGGCTATTCTATTTATCAAAGGAAATTATTATGAGCAATCTATTACAAGTCATCGAAGATGATTTAAAGACTATTTGGGTTGATGCTGAACACTTTGTTGAAGGTGAAGCTGAAGTTCTTTGGGGAGATTTTAGAACAATCTTAACCAAACTTTTACCAGCCCAATATAATATTCTAAGAAATTTTGTACTTCAAGTTCTTCCAGATGTAGTCACAGGAAATCTTCCTGATATTGAAACAAAGATTCTTAATCTAGCCGAAGTTCAAGAACTTGGTTGGGTCAAAGAACTAGGTTCAGAAATGCTTCAAGCAGTTGCAGCTATTGTTGTAGCATCTGTTAAGACTGGTGCATAATTACTTCTTGTAAATTTCATTTTCAGTAATGATTTGAAATTTCCATTTTCTATCTTTACAATACTCTTCTGCAGCTTTCCATTTAGCTTGATTAACTGCATAAGTTGCAGCTTCATTTAAGAACGCTCTAGTCTTCGTCTTAGGAATTGAAGGCTGGAGCGTTTGTTTATATGGTTTAATTTCAACTATTATAATTTCACCGGTTTTCTTCTTAACAATCATATCTGGAAAATATCGGTGTAATCTTCCATCTAGAGGTGATCTATATGGAATAATTAATTCTTCAGAACCCCAAGCAGCGATTTCTTCATTCATATCTAAAAATCTCATAAAATCGGCTTCCCACTTACTTCTAAAAATTATATTAGTAGGATTTCCCATATATTTTTTAGGATTTTTTGGTTGAAATTTACCCTTCATGATTTCTCTATAAATAACTATACACGCCATATTTATAGGAAAAGTAATGGGCCTTTCGCTTTCAAATATTACAAATAATCCTTTTGTGCAATCAGTAAATCAATCTGTTGTAAGCAATATTACTTCTGCAGCAACTGGTGCGGTAAATAATTTAATTGGAAATGTTGAAGGTGCTTTAGGATCTGCTGGTAGTATTGCATCTGGATTAGCACATTCTTTAAGTTCTGCTGGATTACCACTTGGTGCAGCAGGAGATATAATGGCCACACAACTAGATACATTAATTTCTGGATCTAGTTCATATTTTTCATCTGGATCTCCAGAAAGAATTACACAAAATGCATTATTGAATAGAAATTTAACTTCAGTTGAAGGATCAAATCCTGAAACAAAAGTTCCTACTAATGCAACTACTACTACAGGTGGAGCTAGATATGTTTATCCTTCAGATCCTGCACCTTATTTTATGACTTTAGATTTTGCTAAATATGCTAGACCTAATCCATATGGTAATACCACATTAAATTCTATTGGATCGGTAGTACTTCCTTTACCAGATGGTTCCGGATTTGTAGATAATACTACTGCTAACTGGCAAGAATCTAGTCTAGGACTAATTGGTAATGCATTAGATGGCATAAAAGATGTAGGAAATTTAAAAGATCAAGATTTAGGAACTTTACTTAAAGGTGCTGGTGCAGAAGGAGCTATGGTAGCAGCAGATACTGTTGGTAGAGCATTATCAGAAGAACTTGTTAACGCAGCAGAATCACAATTAGGTTTGGTTCCTAATCCTAGTTTAAGTTTATTATTTAAGGGTGTTGGATTTAGAAGCTTTTCATTTAATTGGACATTTGCTCCAAAAACTGATGCAGAAAGTAATACAATTCGTGATATTATTAGATTTATTAAAGCAAAACACTTGCCAACATTTACAGGTTCTGGAGGAACAGGTGGAACAAGCTTCATATTTAATTATCCTGCAGTAGTAAAACCTTCTTTTTCTCTTGGTCAAAACTATATGACTCATTACAAATATTGTGTAATTAAATCAGTTAATGTAAATTATTCACCTCAAGGTTCAGCTCCTGCATTCTATTCATCTACAAAAGCTCCTGCATTTATTAATCTTTCTATTGAATTAGAAGAAATGGAATATGTATTGGCAACAGATTATGATCCTACTGCAAAAGGTACATTAGCCGCTGATATTGTTGCAGGTCAAGCTAAATCAGCCTTTAAAGCTATATTTCCATAGAGATAGAATATGACACAATTTTTTAAAAAATTTCCAGTTATAAGTTATAATAATACATCGGCTATTAATATATTAGCTCGTGTTAATATGTCTAAATTATCATTGACACAAAAACAAGCATATTATGATTATATTGTGCCAGAAGGTGAGCGTCCAGATAATCTTTCATACAATTATTATGATAATCCTGATTATGTTTGGTTATTAAATTTAACAAATGGAATAATAGATCCTTATTATGATTTTCCATTATCATTTGATAATCTTAATACTTTAATACTTCAAAAATATGGAAGTTTCTCTAATGCCCAAAATAAAATATTATTTTTTAGAACAAATTGGGCATCAGATGATTCTATTATTTCTCCTGCAGCATATTATGCTTTAGCGTATGGTCAAAAGAAATATTGGGCACCACAAATAGACAATAATAATACAATAGTTTCTTATGTGCGTAAACAAGAAGATTGGACCATTAATACAAATGAAGTACAACAATTATCACTTATATATTCTGTTGAAATATTAACAGAAGATGGTTTCATTTTAGAAACTCAAGATAATTATGATTTAGTTGCTCCAGAAGGTGGTAATTCTATTTCATTTATTGCTGGTGAATTGGTTGCACAAAATGGAGTACCTATTGCTACAATAGCTTCTGTTGATCCAAATTTTATAGTTATTCAACATATTTCTACTACTGCTATAATTGGACCAATCACAGGATTAACTTCAGGTGCTACCGGCACAATAACAAATGTTACAACTATTGCAAAAAATATTCCAGATAATGAAGCAATATATTGGTTACCGATTACAGCGTATGATTATGAACATGAACAAAATTCATTGAAGAAAAATATTAAATTGCTTGATAATAAATTTGCTGGTCAAGCTACAAAAGAACTCAAATCTTTACTTTTGACATAAAATGGCAGATAATTTTACTAGGCCCGATGGCGTAAATATAAAACAAGTCAAACTTTCATCTCTTGATGGAAAAAAGACATATGACTTATCTGGCCAAACTTTGTCCATTGATGTCTATGAAGATATTATGTTTCCTGTTATTAGAGCAGAAATAGTTATAAAAGATGCTATTGATCTATTAACTTCTTTTCCAATTATTGGAGAAGAATTAATCGAAATTGAATTTGAAACACCTGGTAATGATATTACTTGTCATTATATTTTTCATGTTAAATCTGTAGATAATCAAACTATTGATGCTCAACATAAGTCTAGAACATATACTATTAGAGTCATAAGTGAAGAATTTATAACTAGTGCACATCAAATTATAAGCAAAAAACAAACTGGTAATACTGATTTCTTAGTAACGCAATTATGTAATCAATATTTAAATACACAAAAAACAATTGCTGTTGAACCTACAAAAGGTACACAAGATATTTTAATAACTAGATTAAGACCATTACAAGCAATTGATATGCTTAGAAAAAGAGCAGTATCTAATAAATATATTTCATCATCATTTGTATTTTTTGAAAATAAAAGAGGTTTTAATTTTTGTACTATTGAATTTCTTTTAAATCAAACTCAATTAAATGTAAATGATAAAGTATTTTTCTATGATACTACTGGGCAAACTAATGTTAAAAATAATACATTTAGAAATATGATTACATTAGCTCAAGTATCACAAGTAGATAATACTAAAAAATTGACACAAGGTGGATTAAACAATACTGTAAAAAGATTTGATCTTCTTACAGGCGACATTACAACTACAACATTTAAAAATTCTGAAAAACAAAGTGATTTTAAATTTGCATCTAAAAAACCATTAGGATTAAATACCAGCACATTTGAAAAAAAGTTTGGTAATACTAATTCAACAGCACTATTAGTTCCTCATTCTAGTCATTTGCCTGAGAATTATATTGATTCTTATATGGGAGCTAAACACGCTTTTATAACAAAGATGAGTCAAAACATCTTTCAGGCTCATGTAAATGGAGATGTTGCATTAACCGCAGGTGATGTTATTACTGTTAATGTTCCTACTCCAACAGGCTCAACAGATGCATCAAGTGATAATAGATTATATGCTGGCAATTATCTAATATCAAAACTTAGACATATAATATTATTAAATGGATCAGCACAAAAATCTTATACAGTATCTATGGAATTAATAAAAGGCTTTAATGAGGATTATTCATAATGACCACTAAAAGAATGGGTGAAGAACAATTTAGATGGTTTCATGCCATTGTTGTTGATAATATGGATCCTGAAAAATTAGGTCGTGTGAAAATTCGTGTAACAAATGATCATGATGATCCAAGTATTCAAAATGATGATTTACCATGGGCAACTCCTATTGGTTCAATTACATCAGCAAGCCATAAACAAGTTGGTAGATCTCCTACTGGATTGCTTCCTGGATCACACGTGTTTGGATTTTTTCTAGATGGTCATGAAAAACAATTGCCAATACTTTGGGGTTCATTTTCAAAAATTCCAGGTGGATCACAAGACAATAATGATGTACCTGCTCTTGCCCGTGAAATAAATAGTTTACATAAAACAATAGTAGGTCCTGAACCTTCAACTCCATATGCCGCGAAATATCCATATAATCATGTTACACAAACACAATCTGGTCATATAATTGAAGTTGATGATACTCCATCAAATGAACGTTTACACGTATATCATAAATCTGGAAGTTATATTGAAGTAGATAAATCTGGACAAGTAGTTGTAAAGTCTGTAGATAATAGTTTTGATATTACTGTAAAAAATAAAACTGTTTATATTGGTGGAAATATTAAAGTTCAAATAATGGGTCCTGCAGATATTCAAATCTCTGGTTCCGCTAATATGAAAGCTTCTAATTGGAATATTACAGGTGATATTGCATTACATGGTACATTAAGAGCAGATGGAGATGTTATTGCTGGTGGTATCTCTCTTGAAAATCATATACATTCTGAAGCAGAAGAATCTCAACCTACAGGGAAACCAATCTAATGGTAGCTACTAGATTCAATCAAGATACTTTTACACCACATGCTAGTCAATCATTATTATTTAGTGATATATTCACAAATTTTAATGAACATCCAGAATTGCACGATCTTGTTATAAAGAAAAATGAAGAAGCTGTTAAAACGGCAATTCATAATCTATTATTAACAAATAAATACGAAAGACCATTTCAGCCCAATTTTGGAGGAAATATTCGTAATTATTTGTTTGAGCCTATTAGTCCAGTTACTCAAAGTGGATTAGAAAATGAAATAACTAATTTAATTAATAACTATGAACCAAGAGTAAGATTAATTAGTGTTATTGTTACACCATATCCTGACGATAATGCATATGCAATTACAATCACTTTTTATATGATAAATATAACAACACCAGTCACTTTAAATACAATCATTTATAGAGTTAGGTAAAAATGGCGAATTCTAGCATTACATTAACTAGTCTTGACTTTGCTGACTATAAGAATTCTTTAAAGACATACTTACAGTCACAAGCACAATTTAAAGATTATAATTTCGATGCTAGTAACCTTAGTGTTATACTCGATCTATTATCTTATAACACATATCTAAATGCATTCTATATGAACATGATTGGTTCAGAGATGTTCTTAGATACAGCTCAACAACGCGATTCAGTAGTATTGCGCGCTAAAGAACTTAATTATACACCAAGATCCTTTCGTTCAGCATATGCAACCATTAATTTAGTTGTTGCTAATGTTCCTAATTATCCAGTAGTATTGACTATTCCTGCAGGTACCACATTTACAGGTAAAGCAGGAACTAATTCTTATTCATTTTCTACAAATCAAAATTTGGTTATAAGTGCAAATACTGATGGCAATTTTTATGCAAATAATGTTGAAATTTATGAAGGAACATTAGTAACTGATACATTTGTTGTACAACCAACTTCAAATGTAGATTATCAACAATTTATTTTATCTAATCCTACAATTGATACTAATTCATTAACTGTAGTTTCTATTGAAAATAATGGTGCAAATGTTATTCCATATGCATTATCTACTACTTTATTAGATTTAGTAGAAACTTCACCAGTATATTTCTTACAAGGTGGAGATAATAGCAAATATCAAATTATTTTTGGTGATAATGTTGTAGGTAGACGCCCAGTAGATAATGCTGTTGTTGTTGCTACATATCGAGTTACTAATGGCCAGTTGCCTAATGGAATTTCTTTATTTTCTCCAAATGGAACAATTGGAGGATCATCTAATATTACTGTAACTACTTTATCAGCTGCACAAGGTGGAGACATTGGTGAGGACATTAATTCAATTAGATATAATGCACCTCGTTATTATGCAACACAGCAGCGAGCGGTCACTGTCGCTGACTATGAGACGTTGATGTCTGTTACATATCCAGAGATTGAAGCTATTTCAGTATATGGTGGAGAAGATTTATCTCCTCCTCAATATGGTAAGGTGTTTATATCATTAAAACTATATAATTTTGATGCTGTACCTGAAAGTAAAATATCAGAATATACTACATTTTTACAAACAAGAGCACCATTAACTATTCAAACTGCTTTTGTTGAACCACAATATACATATGCATCTATTAAATCTACAATTAAATATAATATTAATCAAACTACATTACAACCGTCAGATATTAATGCATTTACTATTGGTGCAATTCAAAATTATAGTATGCATAATCTAGAAAATTTCAAATCTACTCTATTATATTCAAAATTAGTTGCTGCAATTGACGCTGCACATCCTAGTATAATTAGTAATGAAACAGATTATGTATTAATGAAAAAAATAATACCTTCTGCTTTAGGATCAAAAAATTATACTATATCATTTAATATGCCATTTAACCAAAATCTTCCGCCTCAACCATTAGTTCATAAAGCAACAGATGAACATGCAATATCTTCATCACAATTTATGTATAATGGTATCGTAGTAAATATTGAAGATGATGGAATGGGTAATTTGCGTATTGTGCAAGCTCAAGGAGATGGGTTGCATCATACTATTGTTAGTAGTGGAGTTGGAACTGTAGATTATGCTAATGGAATTATCAATTTGAATAATTTTTATACTTCAAATTACTTTGGTGATTCTATTCGAATTTATGCAATGCCAGCCAATAAAGATAATAGTACTTCTCAAAATACTATTTTTGAAATTCCAAATGATGAAATCAACGTTACTGTTCAGATTGTTAGACAATAATGAGTCAAATAGAACAAACTATATCTAATCTTATTCAAAGTCAGTTTCCTGCATTTTATAATGAAGAGGGGCCGGTATTAATTGCTTTCATTCAAGCTTATTACGAGTGGATGGAACAACAAGGCAATCCCATATATCAATCTAGAAATCTTTTAAATTATATTGATATTGATAATACATTAGAAGAATTTATTGTGTATTTTACAAATACATATCTTCAAGGTATTCAATTTGATACTTTATCTGACAAAAGATTAACAGTTAAAAAGATTTTAGATCTATATAGAGCTAAGGGAAATGTAAGAGCTCTTAAATTATTATTTCAATTAGTATTTAAAGAAGATATTGAAGTATATTTGCCAGCTACAGATATCTTAAAACCATCTGATGGCACTTGGACAGTACCAAAATATTTAGAAGTTTCTTCTTCTCCACGTAATATGGAATATTTAGGTAAAAAAATTAATGGTGTTGTATCTGATGCAACAGCTTTCGTAGATCGTATTGTTACAAGAAAAATTGGTTCTAAATTAATTTATATTTTCTTTTTAACTAATATTTCTGAAAAAGATTTTATAACAGGTGAATTATTAAATGTAAACAATGATATGCATGATGTTCCTATAGTTATTGGCTCTTTATCTTCTTTGATTGTTGATCAAGGTGGTCAAGGATTTTCTGTAGGTGATATTGTTGATCTAACATCAAATTTTGGACAAGAAGGTA